AATACAGTAATTCTCTCAACATAAGGACTCTGTGTAGAGTTCATGTTTGATACTACAACAAAAGCATATCCTTTATCGTTGCCACTGTCGTAGAAAAAATCTTTGATTGTTAAGTCTGAGATATGTGCATCACCAGACAATATAAATGCATTATTATTATTTGTAACAGATGTTGGTTTTACAGATGTGGATCTTAGATTGGTTCCACGTAATGTAACACCATCAGGAATAGTCATTGGGAATGCTTCCTGATATTCGCCAGGTGCAACTATGATTGTATCACCTGATGTGGCAGTTGTAAGTGCCTTTGTAATAGTAAGAAAAGGTGTATCGGGATGTAAACCACCATTACCACCATTAGGAAGAGTTGAATTATCCGAACCTACCGATGCAACATAAAAAGTATTGCCCTGACCATTCGTTATGTCAGTAGACAACATAGAAGTAACCACCTCACCCGTGTTGGGTTTCTGGTTTGCTACTTCAATTATATTTGATCCGTTTCTAGCGTATAACTTTTTATCCGCTATATTAAGAGCGACTTCACCGTCTTCTAAATTAGAAGTCGTCGGGACTGTCGCTGCTACCGTCGATCTCTTTAGTTTGATTCTCGTTGCCATCTAAAGCATTCTCAGATTGTTGGTCAGTGCTCATACTATTTAACTGAGTTTGTAAATCTTGGATTTGTGCCTCCATCATTACATTTATCAGTGTCAATTCAGAAATTTTCTTTTGTAGTATAGAAATAACAATTTTTGCGTCCATGTTCTAAAACGTACCACCGTCGATTGTGTCAGTCCACACAGGTACACCCGCTGCTGTAACTGTAAGCACTTGGAATGATGTTGTCGCATCAGCACCTGTGCCAGGTGAACTCATATTTGCCTCTGCAGTTACCTGTAAAGGATTTGTACCGTTACCATAAACGATACCATTTGTAGTAAATGTACCAGCTCCAGTACCACCGAACTGAACCTCAAGGTCAGTATCGAGTTCTAGATCACCTAGTACAACTGTACCACGGTTACCTGTTACACCAAATACAGTGTTTGTATCTGTTGCATCTTCAATGAATGTCCATGCACCAGCTCCATCGGCACCACCTGTACGGTCATAACCGAAGAAACCAAACTTGTTAGTTCCAGATGCATTGTAGTGAACCTTAACACCACGATCTAGTGCATCATCAGCACCACTTACTGTAACAAGAACAGAACCAGCTGCCATTGTTTGAGATAAGTTGTTGCTTAATGTAACTGTTTTAGTTCCAGTATTAATAGAAGAAATAGTTGTGCTGTTAGGAATTCCTGCAGTTGTTGAGGTAACTGAGTCACCAACTTGTAGTTGATCTACAGCATCTACAACAACGTCTGGTTGCCCACCAGTTGCTTCCGCAGTCAGTGTGACAGGAGTTGTTGGATCTCCTAGTTCGATTGTAGGATCGTTAACTGACATTGAAGCAGAGTTCACTGTAGTTGTGGTTCCATCAATCTGGAGGTCACCTTTAATAATAACAAGACCACCCGCATCAGTTGTAGGGTCAGGGTCAAGTATTAATTCTTGTACACTGTTTATTGTAGATAATGTATTACCATCTAACTTAAGGTTATCAATTTGGATGTCACCAGTCTGTTGTGTACTACCAGAAATATTGGTTTGTCCGTTAAAGGTAACATTATTTTGGAATGTAGTTGTTGCATTAACATTTAATGAGTCACCAGCTGCTGTACCAATAGTGGTGTTGTCATCTACATTCAAATCTTTGATGTGTGCAGTTGCAGCAACACCAATACCACCCGCAACTGTAAATGCTGCTGTAGCAACGTTAGAAGCGTCTGTGGTGTCTGCAATATTGACTTGGACACCAGTGCCATAGTTCCAGTCTGCACCCTCTACTTGGATCTTGTCAGTAGTTGTCTCGTCATATCTGATAGAGGCATCCTTTGTGTTACCAAAGTTTAGTTTCATATCATCAGCGATACGCAAGTCAGGGGTTCCTGCTACACGCTTGATGTCTAAAACTGCATCTGAGTCATTGAATGAGAGTTCTACATCTCCTGTAGTTCCAAATTCTAATTCTTGTCCATCTTCGATGACCAACTTACCTGTGCCATTTGCACGGAAGATGAGGTCAGCATCTGTTGTGGAAGTTGTTATTACGTTAGCATTTAACTCAATGTCATCTACTAACCATTGATCTATCTTTGAATTACTATCTACGATAGCAACAGAACTTCCTGTAAGTGTGCCATGCACATGATCGAGCATGTCAGTAAAATATCTACCACCTACAATCTGTGCAGCACCATTGTTATCTCCAACAAATAGTCTATCACCCGCATTTGCTTGGGTTCCGTTTGCTCCAGTAGTAATGGCGAGTTCACCAAACGTAATGGTGCCAGGTGCGGTAGAACCTGTACTCCTTTTTATCAGGATATTTGATGCCATTAGAAGCTACCCCCGTTAATTGTTATGTCGTTTAATACATTTGTGGCGATGAATCTTGTGCTTGATGCGTCATAAACGAGCACTGATCCGTTTGCTAGTCCGCCTTGTGATGTGTCTGTCAAATCTACGTCTGACATTCCGCCAATCGTGCCACCGCCACCACCTGTAGCGACACGTGTGACTCTTGGAACTGATTGGTCTCCAAATCTTAGTCTTGCCATTTAAAGTGTTACCCCCTCAAGAACGCTTACCGATCCTTCTAACACTCTGGACTTAATGCCAGATCCAGAAGTTATTACAACGTCATATACAAACCGTCCACTCTTCATAGCAGCGGTCTGTGAATTAGTCAGAGACAGTTGTACTCTTCCGCTTGTCGCAGGAGATAAAACTGCAGCAGTCACTGTTTGCGAAGTACTACTTGTGTAGTGCTTTTTGATCAAACACGCTGCTGTATATCCAGTTAGGTCAAAATCTGTACCATTATCATTCTCAACCGTAAAGTCGATGATAAAGTCAGCACCTTGATATATTATTAGATTGGATACAGCACTTGCCATTCTCTAAAAGAATTCCCGTATAATATTTAGCTTAACTTTATTTATCCTTCTTCTCTACTAGGGTCTTCAGAAGTGACTTTACTTCGTCAAGTTCTTTTCTTAGGTCTTCTAGTGTTCTATCCTTTTTTCTTGCAGCATCCCTTGCTTTAATATATGCATCATACTGTGATGTGTCTGTATTGAGTATTGCATTAGACTCAGGATCCCTGCCGAGAGTTGTATGACCCTCAACAGGAACTAGTTCAATTTCATCTTTCATTACGCTAGAGCGATTCCTCTTAAATCTTTGACTCTTGGTATATATGGTTGTGCGTGGTTGAGTAGACTGATCTTAATTTGGAAACCATCAAACTCTTCTACGTCCTCAACTGTATACTCATAGTCAGTAAATTCAACTAAATCGTTATTTGGAATTAGTGAACCTGTATCTGGTACACCTGTACTATTAAAGAATTGGAATGGCAAATCGTCTAGACTATCTGCATATCCAACTGGTACTAATTTAAACATAACCACAATCTTAGATTGTGTCCATATATTAGCAGCAAGCATTACCTTAAGTCCAGTTGCACTCTTTTCTAATCTTGCAACCTTAGTAATGTAGTTACCCGCACACTCAGTTCCAACATTTGCTGTTGGTTCTATATTGTTAATTACGTTTGATGTAGTTATAACATCACATCTAGTTAGGTCAATTACAGGAGATAGGTGTGATACCTCAGAATCCAGATTCAACTCAAGTGTCAATGACTTAACACTATTCATTCTATTGATCTCGTTAATCTGGTTTGCAACTATCTTAGTAGCAGGGAAGTAATTCTCTTCTCCGATAGTAATGTCTTGGAAGTCACTGTCCTTAATAAAGGATACCTCAGCAGATGATCCAGTTGGGAAAGGTCCGCAAGATGTTCCACTAGTTCCTTGAACTCTAGAAATAATGCTAGTACGAGGTTCTACCTGACTCTGTATCTGTGGTGATAGAACATCCCATGGAATATTCTGTGACGCAACAACGTTGCCTCCTCCACCAAATATACCTGTGCCCGCATTTACACCACTAATTTGTAAGTTGTAACTATGTGGACTGTTTATAGATGTAACACCACTACTGTGTGTCTTATTGATCTTAGTTAAAGGTATACCGTCAAAGTTATAGCATTGAACCACTGCACCTACAAGGTGTGCTTTACCAGTTGCAGATCCTGCAACTCCATTATGGTTTCTACCATTTGTAGCAAATGTAATTGTATTCGTGGTAGTATTGATTGCCTGATAAGCAATAATTTCGTCACCACTACCATCTTCCTCTGTACCAAGTATTCTTATAAAACCAGGATTTGTGTTGCTAACTGAACTACCACCTATGGTTGTATGGAATTTATCTGGATCTGTAAGAACAACAGATGAACCATCAGCAGCAAGGTTAGATGCAGATATTTGACTGTCTGCCACCTCAGATATAACACCACTTATCTGTAAGTAGTTAAGTGCTGATTGCATACCATGATTACTGTGGAATACTCTGATCTGATCACTGCCCGCAGTTGTCACAAATGGATTTGTTCTTAGATTAAGGAATCCACCATTACTTTCCCCTAACTCACCATTTTCTAGTATAAGTCTAGATGGTGCTGCTGTTGTTGGTAATGTAAATTCTGCTCTGTAAATCTTGAACATCAAGTCTTCATACTGTGAAGGTGTCCATGTAGATGCGTTCTGTGACTTAAATAGAACACCGATGTATGGTTGTTCAGATATCTTCTCTCCAACGTGTGCAGCATCAATAGCATCATTACCTAGTAATGAGATGAATACCTTATACTGGTTTGAGTCAGAAGTTACCACCATCGCATGTTCTGTTCTGTATGGTATGAATACAGGTGCTTTGAATGTAAACGTAGTTGGTTTAGAAGCATCTGTAGATGTAAATACATCTTCTGCCTGTTTTACAACCTTAGAGAATGGTAATATGGTTTGTGTTGGATTACCGTTTTCTACAGTTCTAATATCTACTGCAACAGGAATCTCTTCATCCTTAGTAAAGAAGAATAAGTCAATCTTAGTTAAGAATACACCACCTTCTAGGGTAGAATCCTCAATTAAGAATGTCTGTGCTAGTGGGTCACACCATCTAGTCTCATCTCTAGATGTTTCTGTGACACTAACCAATGTTCTAGAATCAAACTGATCCTCAGATGTAACTCTTGCATTTCTTACAGATATAATAGTCTCTTGTGTAGTCTGTAAAATACCTGATGAACTAAATTCTGCTTCACCACTAGAATCTGATACACCAACAACTCTACTGTCATTTGATGTGTCACTAAGTCTAAACAGTTTTGTACCAGTCTTGAACTTAAGGTTACCAGCTACGTTAGGTGCATCAATGAAGAATGAACCACGAAGATTACCTTTCTTATCTGTAACTAGATCTTTGCTAGAAACTTTTGCAACTGCACCACTAGTCTCTCCAACTAAGTAATCATTTAACTTAGGAGAACCATAGTAACTACCTTTAACTTGATCTGCAAGTGACTTGGTATCAATATTAATAAATGTTAGGTTTGAGGTGTAGTCGGTTGTTGTGCTGATATCAGTCCCATCAAGAGGATTGATTGCAATATTCTCGTTAGGAGCTGATACTCTTGCCTTAAATCTGAATTTACCATTACCTTTTTTAACATAAACTGTCTCACCTATTTGGAACGGAATGTTATTTGTTTGTGCATCTGTGCTTGGATCTTTTACTAGACCAATAATTTTTGGTGTAATAAGTTTCTTAGGTATTGCAATACCATCAAAGAATGCAAAGAATTTTGTTCTTGGTTTAAGTTTCTGACATACAAACTCTATGTTTCTAGAACGCATAAACTGGATATGCTCTACTGATACAACTTTACTACCAAGTGATTGTTGTTCGATAACAGGAGTGACTCTGTATCTTACACCAGTTCTTGCTTGTTTTGTAGTTGTTGTAGTTGTAGTTGTAATAGTTCTACGACGTCTTACTCTACCTTTTCCTCCACCACGCCATGAACCAACTTGTCTGTTTACATCAGTTCCTGTCCATGTTGTTTTCCATGAGTTCCAGTGTATAGGAGAGAATCCATTCTGGTCTGCATTGTATTCTCTAACTGTAGTTAAGAAGTTACCTTCTACGACAGGACCTTGGATAGGATTAAGAGATTTTGTATCTACCCAGTTGTCAGACTCTGGATATAACTCTAGATCACCAGTATATGTGAATACGTTAAATGGGTTTACATTCTCAACAGCAGATGCATATGGTTGGTCAATCAGAACAGATGATGTATAAGGTAATGTAATAATATCATCAGTTTGTTGCACGTTTTGTGACGATGTGCTGTATTGTAGAGGAACCTGAGTTGTATAGTGTGCAGGACGCATTTGTCCTCTTTCAAAGTCAGTTGATACTCTATAATCAGGATGTAATGTATCTGCAGTAGAAAGAGATGCAAAGTTATCTACAATAAAACCATTCTTAAATCTACTAAGACCACTAGAGTCTCTAATCTCCATATTTGCAGTCTCACTTTCTAATAGTGACAACTGTGTATAGAATTCAAGTGTTTTAATTCTATCTTCTAATACCTGTATATCTCTAAAGGTATATCTCTTAAAGTTTGTCTCTACAATAGTGACATCTTCCTCAACATTAAACACATATGGAGCATAAGATACTGTTGCAAGAAGCATTGCATCTTCTATGTCCTCTGGTGGTTGTGGTCTAGTATTAGGTGCACCTTTTACTATAGAGAATACACTGTCTCTACTGAGGAATAATTTATCAACACGTGGTAGATAATATTGTATGCTTAGTGTTGTTGTATCACTAATGCCAGGTAATCCTACCTCATTATTTGTAAATGCTCTATTATTAAAGTCAAAATATTTTGTAGCAGTTAGTGTGTATGGAGATGCTTGTGATCCACTTCCTCCAAACTGTTCTGGTACAATAGGACGGAAATCAATTACATCTCTAAGTTGAGTTCCCTCGTATTGTGGAATAATTTTGTAGTCTGCCTCAGAGTAAGAATCAACTGTATATGGGTTAGATCCGTTTGATGTAAAGAATCTATCAAAGATAACAAGGATTTTATGAGTTGGTTCTGCAAATCCTGCTTTTCTAACAAGTCTAGAATAATCATAGAACTGATCTCTCTGACCATTATCAAGATCAAATGTATCTGTGATATCAGTAGAACCTGGTTGTAGTCCACCAGTTACAATTTTCAATGTTGCATTAGGTGCAGTGATTGTCTCACCATCTGTAAACTTATCGTCCTCTACAGGAATGAAGTAAATCACATTACCAGTTGTAGATACTATTCTCGCTCTAGATCCAGATGAATCACCTTGAATCACATCGTCTATTGCAAGACTTCCTAGTAAGTTTGTGTATTGTAAGTTAGGTATGACAGCAGAGTTAGAATCTGTAGACTCATATATTGCCTTAATTTTAATTACATCAGCACAACCTAGAGATATAGAACTATCTTCAACCCTAGTTCCAAATCCACCAGTTACTTGGTTTAAACCATTTGCTGATCCTAGAGAATCATTTATCTCTAGAACTTTCATTCTTTGTGTAGTTTTTGCCTTACCAGATCTATCTGCACTTGATACAGTTCCAATAACATCAATAGAAGTTACACCACTTAGACCTTGTAGTGCTAAGTCTTCTGTATTTGTTGTATCACCATTAATTGTAAATCCATTGTTAGCAGACATGATATCGCCCGCACCTGATCCTGCAGTAACAATAACTAAGAAGTCATCGTTATTTGCTCCATTGATCCATTTTAAACCAGATCCTGCAGTAGCAGTAGCATTACCACCACTAACACTGATACCAGTAACACTTACTCTAAAACGTCCTGATGGATTGATTGTATTGTTATTATTAGTATTTTTAACAGCAGAATATCCTAAAGGAGTCAATAGTTGTTTCTTATTTGCTTCTTTTAATTCTGGTCTTGTTCTAACAACAGGACTTGTAAGTGCACCATTAGCAATGTTATTTGATGTTAACGATTGAATAGTAAATGTAAAGTTATCATCTACAGTTACAACCTTTGCTCTATGTGCTAAGTTATTGTTTGAGAACTCTACAACGTCTCCTATTCTCAATTGAGACCTAAAGTTAGACAGTGTAGATGAGATTGTTCCTGTAGCACTTGTACCAGTTCCTGATACAGAACTAAGAATAGGACCTGAGCCAGGCAATGCTACCTTAACATCTAATACTGCATCAGCAGTTCCACCACCAGTTGCAAAATGATATTGTTTTACATCACCAAATCCAAATGTTCTTATCGCACTAATAGTTCCATAAGTTGCACCTGACGCATTGTTTTTCTTAAGAACTTCTCCTGATACAAATGTACCAGTAACACCATATAAAAATGTTGTAGTGCTTGATGATACTGCTGCAGCAAGGAATCCTGTAGCACCACTAGTAGCACCTACAACTAGGTCTCCTTGACTACCACTAGTAGATCCAGTGGTTATTTCTGTATAAAACTGTGTATCAATAAAGTTTGCACGATATACTGTAGAAGAATCTCCTGCAATGTTACCAGACTCAAATGCAAAGTTAACAACTCTTGACCTACCAATTGTTTGCCCTGCTGCTGTGCCAGGTGTTGATGTCTCTAGATTTTGTAAATTTATTGTCTCATATAATCTAGGTGCTTCATGTAAATTTGTCATAAAGACAAAGTTACCAAAGTCTGATGTCAGTGTTTTGTTTGCTTCAGTAGTAAAACTTCTTGGTTTATCTACATCTTTATACGTTGTAGATAATCTCTCTGTTCTATAACCTTGTACATATGCACAACCAGAGGATAATTGTAATGATATCTTGTCCTCAGAAGGAGTTGCATCACTAGATGTTAGATCTGTTGCTTCGTATATACCATTATTAAATCCATCATTTAGATTTTCTCTAGCATCTATCTTAAATTTCTTAACATAGTAATTACCAGATTCCTCTTTTGTTCTAGTAGCAAGAATGTCATTGATAAAACCTAGATCACTACGTTCTACTTTCTTCTCAATCTTACCAGTGTCAGTCCTTAGTAATTCTATAAAGTCAGCAGAGTTAGGTGCTGTTGTTAATTTCTTAACTAAGGTAAGAGTAATTTTAAATCTATCTGCACCAGGTGCTGAGAAGTTTGTGCTACCAATAGCATTATCATATAAACTTGCGTCTTCATCAGCAGTTATGATTCTCTCTTCTACTTTTAATCCTACTTTATATGATGGTTCTGTGCCATACTGATCTAGTATAACTGTCTGTGCTGCAACATTAACAAAATATCCTCTTGTGAAGAATACTCCTGCACCTACACTAGCAGTAGATCCTCTTGATGTAGAGGATGAGTTAAGCAACTGTGCTAAAGGTGTACCAGAAGCGATAGTTGTCGATGCGTATGTTATATCAGTCTCACAAACAAATGTTTCTCCATCTGTAAATGTGCTAGTAATGTTATCTTCCGCTTTTTGTAAGTAGTTAAGATAAAATGTTATCTGACTTTTAGATGATGTATTAGAACTAATAGAAAATAGAATACGGGCACGAACACCAGAGGTAGATCCTTTAATAATCTGTCCATCTAATGCAGTTCTATAATTCTCTACGTCTAGGTTGAGGTAATTGTTCTGAATCAAGATACATGGCACATCCTTGTTCAGAGTAATACCGCCAGGCACCACCATAGAACCTTCTTTATAGACACCTTGACCGAACGTGTCTATCTGATCTTGCAATAAAGTTTGCAGTGTTGTAAGTTCTCTTGCTTGGACTGGGAA